TCAAGGGGCACGGTCGTAGACTGGCCGCGATCTATCTCAAGTATACCCACGTACCCGTTATCGTTAGAACGGACATGACAGCCAAAGAAGCGAACGCCAGTCGCATTGCAGACAATCGTGTGGCCGTTGGTGACGTTGACACGAACATCCTTAACGCTGAGATACTAGAGATCGCAGATAGCGACACCGACGATCTGATGGCCGCTATGGGTATGACAGACAAAGAACTCGAATTCATGTCTGGCGATCTTGGCGAGATGGACCTGTCAGCACTAGCTGGCGAAGGTGACACTACAACGGAAAACGTCTCTGACGCGAAGTCAGATAGCGCAGCCACCAAAGACAGAAACGTACCAATCAAGGAAGTCCTGGGCTTTGGATTCTTCGAGGCGACCGACGCAAAACTTGTAGCGAGGTGGCTCAGCACCATGCGAGGTGTCTATGAGGTAGACTCTGCAAAGGCACTAGCAGCAGTGGCTGGAGAGTATTTTGAAAACAATTGACAGCTCAGGGCCCCTGGACGGCGGCCAGGTAAAACGGGGCGACGGGCTGAAACCATGAATCTATTTCAGGAATCACTATGAAATTTACAGTAAGCAAAAAATTCTCCACAAAGGTAGAAAGAACTGATCGCGTGATTGAGGTCGCCGAGTCATTTGGGTTAGGTCTCGATGACAGAGAGTTCGTTTTGTTTGAAGACTTCGAGTTGGAAATAAACTCAGGTGATGTGGTCTATATCATGGGGCAGTCTGGTTCTGGTAAAACGGTTCTACTGAGACAATGCGAAGATTTTCTTGTAGATGACGGACAAGTCGTGGTGAATATAGATCAGGTCATACTGCAAGATGTGCCACTGGTCGATCAAATCGGAGATAATACGAAAGAGGCACTTCAAATTCTTTCCAGAGTTGGACTCAACGATGCGTACCTGTTCATTCGCAAGCCATCTGAATTGTCAGACGGTCAGCGTTATCGCCTAAGACTAGCCCACCTACTCAATATAGATGCGGACGTATGGGTCGCTGATGAATTTGGTGCTGTTCTCGACCGAGTGACAGCTAAGATTGTGGCGTTTTCTCTCCAGAAACATGCACGTAAGGAAGGGAAAACATTGATTGTCGCTACCACCCACGAGGATCTCCTGGAAGAATTGGGCCCTTCCCTGGTTGTGAAAAAGCGATTCAGAGATAAAGTAGAAATTTCCCGAGGTATATGAAAATGAGTAACTTCTTTCTTGGATATGGTTTAGGATTCTTTTCGTTCATTGCGCTCGTTGCTTTTCGAGCATTGAGATCAGGACATTGGGATACGAGCAACCTCTTTAACGTGTTGAGAATCATTGCGTTTATCGCAACCCACCCGGAGATATTCCCTTACTTGCGTAACACACAGGTTCCAGATGATGCTTCATTCAAGCTGAAATACCCGTTCTGGTATCTGAAATACGACGAATTTAAGGAAATTGTGAACACAATTCCAAAGAAGTGAATGCGAAGAAGCTAAGGCCGTTATTATTCTTGGTGTTAATGGGGTGCGCAAGCACCCTGACACCTGAAGAGATAGTGTGGAACAAACAGATTGATCTCGACAACTGGACTATGTGTAAGCAGGCAATCAAACAGAGTAATAGCATAACATACCATATAAACCACGGTCATCGCTGGGGAAGAACACCGCATTTGAATATCACCAGCGACCTTAGACACAACCGATGTCGAGAACGCTTAGGCAGAGAATATTGGATACTAAAATGAGCGATAAAGAAATTGCACAAACATTTACCTTCATCGGCGTTGTAATCGGCGCTATTGTTGGAGCCCTAGTTACCTGGATGGTTCTTTCTCTGTGACCGAAAAAGTAAAAATTTCACAGACGAATGGAGAATCTTCAGCGATTGTCGATGTCGAGATTCTTCACCTGGATGGGCCCGCCAAATTCGATCTTCTTCAAAAAATGATAATCTCGCCCGGAGACAAATCTGACTGGGAAGCCCTTCATGAGTTACATTACAAGTCCACAGGTCGTACAGCGGGGCGTGTGTATCGCATAAGCCTATTTGATGATCTGGTTGGCTGTGTGGTCATGACAAGCCCTCGAGGACTGCTCAAAGCCAGACATGAGTTGTTCCCTATTCTGGCAGCAGGTGGCGGTGACACGCGAATAACGAACGTTCACCGCTTCAAATGGTTGAACCAGAATATGTGTCTGAACTCGCGCACCGTTGTCGACACAATGTATCGAGGAATCGGTGTGGCGATACGAGCGTTGAACCTGGCGGCCCGAATGGAAGGTAAGCGATTCGCTGAAATTCAATCCTCCATGAGTCGATACAATCAGTTCGCCCAGAAAGCAGGCTTCCTGTTCACCAAACCACGCCGATCACCTTACTACGAAGAGGGAATCGAGTTCTTCGGTCTGCACTTCGATTGTAACCCTATCGACTATATTGCCCTCAGAGATGAGCTAATGGCGAAGTCCGAAAGTGAAAGAAAGGGGCTGGAACCGTTACTACGTGAATTTTATTATTATCGCAGTTCCCTTGAAAAACAGGGCGTTGGCGATGTAAGATTGGAAAAGAAGCGCCGAGTCATGGAGGACATGGCAATAGAAAGTGTGTTGCGCAACACGCAACAGTTGGTCTTCGCCATGCCTGAATACGGTGTGTATGAGAATCCAGACTTTGGACGAACAATTCCAAACACCTTACCACTCACAGCTTTCGATAGGCAAGAGACCGGAGAGAAGCTGATTTTATTAGATGGAGAACAAACGTGATACTCACGGACAAGCAAGAGAATGTACTAACAGTCATCGTGAAGGGGAACTCAAACGGCTCCTTTTGTGATCTGGACGAAATAATCCAGAGAGTCTTTTACGAGACAAACAAGCCCTCTATCCAGTTCATCATCAGAAATCTTGTAGGAAAGGGGATGATTGAAAAGAAGGAGACCCAGAAGCGTCGAGCAAGGAGACGAATAATTCTCTGCGCCACAAAGTCTGGATATGAGTAGGGAGCTTGCGAGCGTTGTCTAATTTTGTGAATACGATTCCCGTTCCGGGGATTTTATTTTTCGCTTTAATTAGATTATAGAGTATTTTAAGGTCTAAGCCCCAAGGGTCCAGAATCTATTATAGCAAAGGGAAATCGACGGCTGAGCAAAAATCCCCGGAACGGGAGTTTTATTTGGCAATTTTCGGGAATAGTAAATTGAATTTTGTGATAAAATATATTTTTACAAAGGTTGCTAACGGGTCGTCGCACACCCCCTGGTCCCTCTTGGCGGCGACCCATTTTTACTTGGTGAGTTATGACTGCGCCAAGTAAGAAGATCAGGAAGAAGCCTATTCGGAAGAAGAAGAAGCCTGTCAAAACTGGCAAGCGACTCACTCCTACCGAATGGGGTCAAATCGAGGAGATGTGGGCATCGGGCGACTTCACACTTGTAGACCTAGCGACCACCTTCGGAGCGAACGCATCATATCTGAGTCAGGCTCTGTCCAAGCGTGGCATCGAGAAGGGCTCCAAAGCAGAGATATACGCGGAAGCGGCCAAAGACGAAACAGCAAAGGAGATGATCTCCGACGCTGCGAACAACATCAAGCGCATCAAGGACTCAAAAGACGAGCATTACAAATACGCAACGGCGATAGCAAAGCTGATATTCGCTCGAATAGCCAAGGCCGTAAACGACGCAACACCAATTTCGGACGCGAAGGACGATATCGCAACACTGAAACTAGCAATGGCTGGTATTCAGATGGCCCGCACCGACAGATGGTCTATAACCGGGTTGGATCGTGAGCCAGACGCAGGTGACGAGATTCCAGTCTTGCCGATTGAGGAGTTCACTCAACTCGAATTAGACGAGATCGAAAGACTCGGCGACCCGGACCTGGAGATTGCGGATAGCGATAAAACAATCGACCAACTTGCGGATGAGATAGCTGGGGCAGAGGTCTAGTGTCTCGCGCAAAAGCCCTAAAACTGCACAAAGGCCAAGCCATAGTGTGGCGGTCTAAGGCGCGATTCAAGGTCGTCGTGGCCGGTCGACGTTGGGGTAAGACTCAACTTGGAAGAACCGAGATGATTAGGGCGGCGGCCCTGCCAAAACAACTGGTCTGGTACGTCGCACCAACCTATGCGATGGCGAAGACCATCATGTGGCCGGAGCTACTCGACGCTATTCCTCGATCATGGATACGAAAGACCAATGAGACAGGTCTGTATATTCTACTGAAGAACAGATCAATCATTACACTCAAGGGCGCAGACAAATACGACTCTCTGCGCGGCGTTGGCTTGAATCATGTGGTGCTTGATGAATTTCAGGATATGCATCCTGACACATGGAAGAAGGCACTCCGACCAACACTGGCTACCACCAATGGTAGAGGTACATTTATTGGTACGCCGAAGTCATTCAATTACCTGCATGACGTTTATCAATTCGGACAGAACCCAAAACTAATCGCGGCTAAAAGGTGGGAAAGTTGGCAGTTCAAATCTATTGACAGCCCGTTTGTTCCCGCATCTGAGATCGAGCAAGCACGACAGGACATGGACGAACGCTCCTTTAAGCAGGAGTTTGAAGCGTCGTTCGAGACTATGGGCGGCCGGGTCTATTACCCATTCGACAGGTCTGTTCATGTCGGCGAGTATAAGTTCAACAAGGAACTGCCACTGTGGGTTGGCCAGGATTTTAACAGAGACCCGATGTCTGCTGTGATTATGCAACCACAGAAGAACGGCGAAGTATGGTGTATAGATGAAATCGTACTGCCAAACAGTTCAACGGCAGAAGCGGTAAGCGAACTCGATAGGCGACACTGGCGATACAAGAGCGTCACGGCGGTCTTCCCTGATCCAGCGGGCGCATACACTCAACACGCTCGAGGCGAGACTGATCTGGACATCTTTAGGGAGTCTGGCTACAGGCGAATCTATCATCGCAAAAAGCATCCACCGATAGCTGATAGGGTCAATTGCGTGAACAGAATGCTTCGGGCGGCTGATGGCTCGACAAGACTTAGGGTCGACAGCAGTTGCCAACACCTGATAGACTCATTGGAGCAAACAATCTACAAGGAAGGCTCTCGTGAAGTAGACAAAATGATGGGAACAGAACACTCGGCCGATGCCTTGGGTTACGCAATCGAGTTCAAATACCCGCTGCGTAAGATCATCATCGCCGGTATATCCTTGTAAATCATCGTTTAG